ACCGCCGCCACCGCCGCCTCCGGGATTAATATCCTTATCAGGGTCAGGACGCACGCAATCAACGCAATTGACATCGGGACACTGATCTGTAGCACAGCAAGGTATTAGAAGAGCAGTAATGAAACAATCAGCACTCCAATCTCCGTCACATTCCTCTTCCAGTACATCATGAGTGAATGTACCAGCGCCACAACAATCATCACAAACACGGCAACACCCAAGTAGAGGGGCGGCAGTTGTAGTAGTCGTACTGGTTGGAGGATCTGAGTCTGCACAGTCTAAGCAACTATTGAAAATATCTCCGATTCCTCCTCCCGGTTTACTTGAACCCTTTACATGACCTTTACATTTTTGTCCCGGAATCGCACTGTTAGCATTACAGCCTGCTGTGTTAGTTTCTGTGCAGCTTATTAAGGTATAAGGAGTGGTATCGTCGTAACAACAGCAGATAATACCATCTGGAGCTTCTGTAGTTGTTGTAGTTGGGCTGGACGTTGTGCTTGTAGTTGTGCTTGTTGGTCCAGAAGTCGTTGTCGTAGTTGTGGGAGCCTGCGTGGTTGTTGTGGTAGTATTACATGGGCCGTCCGAATCACACGACGGACATTGAAAATTGGTGACATCAGCGCAAGTACCCGGACCTTGAATTGGAACCAAACCCATGTTTAGAAGGTCTCTAGAATAAGCGTTTGCTTGGTCTTTATTTGGAAAATTGACACACCTTCTAGTTTGCTGTGTTTTTTCAGGGCAATTAGGACAAGGCCGTGGTTCAAGACAAACAACTACGAAAAATGGCTCTTCAGGTGGATCAGTGGTTGAAGTTGTTGTTGTTGGGCCTTCTGTGGTAGTTGTTGTAGTTGGGCAAGTTTGATTGAAAGTAATACTATAATCGAAACAAAAAGGTTCACAGCAGTTTCCATAAACGTCAGCGCACGCTCCCTCAAAAGGATCTGAAGAATGTCGGCTATTCCATTCATTGCGAATTGTCTGAGTTGCTGGACAGCTACACTCTCTGTTAAAGCATCTGTCTACTTCCCAAACTTTTTGCCAAACAACCCCAGTGTATTCATATCTACACTGCAAGTCACCCGGATCTCCAACACAGGGTGGCGGTAGCGTTGTTGTTGGCGGTGGCAGCGTTGTTGTTGGCGGTGGTGGCGTTGTTGGTGGAAACAACGTCGTTGTTGTTGGACCAGCAGTTGTGGTTGTTGTTGGACAACAATAATAACACTGTGTACCTCTACCCATATCACTTTCCGTAAATTGTTTTTGCTTCTTCTAAAAACTGATTATATTTACTTTCATCAAATTTAGCGTCTTCTACAAATTCTTTATATACAGGTGATAAGTCTAGATCTAATTCTGTAAACTCTAATACATAATTTCTAACTTTGTTATCAATAGTCAATTCGTATTTAACACCGTCTGGTCTAGAAAACCTGTGCAACCACTTTAAAAATGGTAAACATAGTGCTTTCCTACCAGCCTTCCTGTACTTCTCATGTATATAACATTCTTCACCACCAAACCCTCTACAGTGTTCATTAAAACCAAGCCAAGATCTTTTGGAAGTAAAAAACAAACCAAGTCCTTGTGCAAAAATTTCAAACTCATTTTCATCTGGATCAAACCCAAGCCTTGTAAATCCAAGTTTTTCAAGTATACTCTCATGACCTGAGTATGCTAATTCTTGCGGAAAAATAGTGTAGCAATGGTCGCAATGCGACATATGATTCTGTTTTTCTAAACCTACTATTTTACAAGTATTATTATCATTAATAACGCTAAAGTTTTTCTGTTTGCATTTGCAAGTCCAAGCGCTACCCCACCTTCCCCACATTTGACCTCCCCACTCATCATTGAAGTGTGTAGAGATCATTCTTAAATTATCATAGACAAGTGGACCTTGATACAAGTGCATTGTATTTGGGTATTTATCTATAAACTGAAATAATTTTTCTAGGGCTTGTACAACTGGGCATAGCAATACATGGCAATCCATAACAAGTACAAAATCAGTTCTTGCTTCTTCAATAATCTTGTTTCTTGTGGAAGATGTACCTTGAGAGTCTGGAAAATCTATGACTCTAAATTTATCGCCAAGGCCAGTGCCACCCTGAAGGCTTTTAACAGCTTGAGCGTGTGCGTTTTCTTTTGCGTTTTCAATAACTACAAATTCAAGTCTATCTAATAAATCCTCTCTTTTGTTAAATCTTAATTCTTTAATAATATCCTGAATACTAAAGTAAGTTCCATGAAAGTCCGAATGGTGTGCCATTCCTATGGTTATTTTCCTCATTAATTCCCTTTCCTAAGTTAATTTCTAAGTTCCTGATTTAATGTCGTCCATTGTTATGCATGTAGTAGATTACGTATTAATGCGTGTGGCTAATGTATGTAAAGGCAGTGGTAACACAATTATACTTAAATTGTATATTTGATCCATCCCTCGGTGCGCCCCCTTGAGCAGCTTGATACAATGCAGAAACTTGCCCAGCGTTATTTAAGCTACCGCAACTCTCAAAGCTACCGCAGTCGAATGGACAAGGTATGCTAGCTCCCGTAACACTCCAGCCTCCAAACGTGGAGTATTCCCAACCACATGTAATCTCACACGCATCTGGTGCGGCAGTAGTAGTAGTAGTCGTGCCGCAAGTAATTTCGCTACATGTTTGTCCGGGGTAGAATGTTGAGCCACCAATGTCGCAGCTTTGGGCGTATTGGTTGTCAAAGCAGTCAAACCCTCCCGCTCCATCTGGTTGGCAGCAAGCACCCAATGGCCCCAACGTTGTTGTAGTGGTTGGGTTAGCTGTAGTGGTGGTGGTTGTACCACAAGGACAGTTTAATTCGTAGTAGTCCTTTGCGCTTTGCACATCGTCTCTTATACATTTAATTGGGATAGCATCTATCTCACTCTGAGTTCTTCCACCCCATCGCAACAACGCGCAATGACATAGCGTCAATTGCACTGTACCATATTTTGCCGAGGTGTGTGTCAAGATTTTGCCTGTATTATCAATAGAAAGATCGCAAGGTCCGGGTCCGGGGCTGACAGGATGACCGCAACAACCCCACGGAACTAAGGATTGACATTCATCACCACCATACCCGCTAGCCATTGTGTACTCATGAACCATAGTGAAAACACCAGATCCGTAGTACTGACCTACTACATCTTCAGCAGGTGAAACATAAGGATTTTTAACTCCACTATGAATAAATATTGGGTCAACGACATTGCCACTTAAAGCGCCCGCCCTGAAGGGATCTCCAGAATTAACACTTGAGTTAATGCCTTGACCAAACAAATCTTGAGCCACACCTAACGCTTCGTTCCACAGGTAGAACCCAGAAGCATCTGGAACGCAAAGTTTGCAACCTCCAGAAAGACTGCCGGGATAACCTAAATCAAAACCGCTAACCCTGATAGAGTCAGGAGTTCCAAACTCATCGTCTATTGTTTGTAATATAGACGAACCTTGAAGTTGAATGTCAGTATCAGCAGAGAATTTAGACTCACACAAAAGCTCTTTAAGGATAAAGTTCATGTTGTCAATGTCTAAACAGTTACCAGATGTATGAGCGCCTCTTACCCAAATAACACCATTACATCTCATGTAGTTATAAAATACATCAGCAGATGCAGCAACAATACCACTTAACTCTGTCATCGGACCGCATCTATCGTGATAGCCTAGAATTAAAACTCCGCTATTATTGTGGGTTCCGTCAACTCCCATAGCCGTCCTATTGGTAGGCCATGTATCATAATTCAAATCGTCAACAAAAGATTTAAAGTTTGCAAGTGAGACGCCAGACACAAGCTGCGCTGTACTTGGGATAAGCTGACCGTCCGTTTGAAGAGCCATGAAGCCGCTACCCCAGCCGCTAGCGTCGGGGTTATCGCTAACCATATCACACTGCGTGATACCAATCCCCATCTCCTGCTCTCTGGCGAAATTTCCCTTCTGTTTCATCATTAAGAAAAGGTCCATAGATGGATCTTCCGCATCACCTTGGAATGAAGTGTTGATAAAGATCGACTTAGCTCCACTAGGGAACTCATGCGCATAACCAACAGGTGTATACGGAACCGTTGCCGCAACTTGTTCAGCGGATGGATGTATGTCAAGCGCTTCGCAACCAGCAAACCCAAAGGGTGCAATGGTTGTTGTAGTAGTGGTTGTTGGGGCTACAGTGGTCGTTGTAGTGGTTGGACCAGAAGTCGTTGTGGTGGTTGGACCAGAAGTCGTTGTGGTGGTTGGGCCAGAAGTTGTCGTAGTTGTTGGGGCAGAAGTCGTTGTGGTGGTTGGACCAGCAGTAGTCGTAGTCGTTGAAAACGGATTTGTAGCGCAGCAGCTAACCCAGATAGGTCTCCATTCTTCACCGTGTTTAGCGAATTGTGCATACGTGCCGTTATAAATAGTTAAACAAGCGTCTCTATTTACAGCGTAAAAAGTGTCGCCGTCCTCGCAGACACCTTCGCAAGTTCTTTTTTCTCTAAACAAGCCAGAGGTTGGATTACAAAAATCAGTTGCTGGATCTACATCTTCGATAAAGAAACCTTCAGCAAACCTCTGTAAACCAGAACCAGAGGGGCAAACAGTCTCTCCATTAACTGTCAAATCGCCATAAATCTGCACATCTCTAAAAAATCCATCCCATCTTAGTTCAGGTGTTCCAAGGTCAAGTCCATCATAACACGGTATAATATGTGATGTTGACTTTACAATATCAGAGTGTGGAAATTGAAGCTGACCATTTATAGACTTCCAAGCCCTATTGTCGTTACCAAGGTTAAAAGTTCTAGTTACAGTTGGAGAAATATCTCCAGAAACTTGAAGTGTTCCGTAGTTATGTAACTCATTAGTACCAACAGCAAGTTTTAATTCTTGCAAATCTCCACGAAGAAGCGGAGTTCCAGAACCATCAAGACAACAATCCCCAGAAGCCTCTGGATGAGAGCCTAAATAAAATTGATAACTGTCTGATTTACCTACGTAGTAGCCAGCGCCATGACCAATAGCTATATTGAAATCACCATTTCTAAGGCCGTAAAGAGTTTTTAGACCAAGACCTACGTTTCCATGCCCCTCTACATTTCCAACTACAGACGAAAAACCAATAGCTGTGTTATAATTTCCATCTAAATTACAACTAAGAGAATAAGAACCTAGAGCGGTATTCTGTTTACCATATACATTACCACCCATTGAAGAGTATCCAACGGCAGTATTGTCAACTCCGCTTTCATAAGGAAGATCTAAATTATCTAAGGCTAGTTCCCCAACCTTTGTTTGTCTTAGGTAGGCAGATTCTATATTTAATGCTTTTATACTGTGTAGCTCAAGAAATCTATGGGTAGAGTCTACAGCATTTGTGAAAACATCTCTAACATCTTTAGGAGATATTTGTTCTGTGCTATTGTCTGGTAAGAAAGTATTTAAAGATAGTATGAAATCATTTTCTGAGAACTCTGCCATGACCCTACCTTAGCTGAATTTAATTTTAAGATTTGTTACATCAAACTTTACAGCGTCACCTTTGTAGATGATTCTTGGGTTGGCTAACTCTGAATGCATTAGAAGATTTCCAGATCCAAATTGAGAGTCGTCGGTTATTGCTATACCAGAAACAAATCCCCAGTCTAAAAGAGCTTTCTCAAATACTATAGACCCAGAATTTTTAAGTACTCCACTACCGTAATCGGCAGCTTCTTGTTCAAAAATCCATTTTGTGTTACCTTCAGTAGAAGGGTCTCCAAGTGAGATTCTAGCATACCCAGTCCCGCTACCATTAATTCCGCTTGGAAGCTCAGGAATTGTTTCGCCAGTGTCAGCATCTACTGGCACACCACTACAAAGCGCAATGGCTATTTCGCTAGGTTTTATAAAAACCTGACCTTTAAATACGTGATGTAATAAACCAGACTCTAGATAGTCCGACAAAGCAGTACTCATTATAGACTCCTATTCCTAAAAATATAGACATTTATTGTATTATACACTAAAAAAGGGGTTCCCCCTAAAAAAAGAAGGAACCCCCATTATTTCTACAATTTGGATTTTAACTTAGAATGAACCCAAAAGGACTCTTCTGTTGTCAAGAACGCCAAAGCCAAGTTCAGCGAATCCATAGTAACCTGCTCTTTGCTGTCTGTGAAGAGTAGGATCTTCAAAGACTTGAACAGCTTGCTTCATTGGCATCACAAAGCTATCGTTAGCACCTTGGTCAAGACCAACCACCAACTCAGTGTCACCACTAGCAAGGCCACCACTAAGAGAAGTAGTGAAGAAGTCTTGATACTCTTGACCTTCGCCAAGCTCATCAAGGTCATGAAGCGCAACACCAAATACATTGGTGATAGGAGCGCCATCGCCACCCGCATTGTAGATAGCGGTTCTGGTTGCGTCAGAAATCTGATCGAATCCCCAGTTACGGACATCTTCAAGAGCCTCTGGAGAAACATAAAGGTCGGTCAGACGACCACGATTTGCGGAACCAGTATTACCGCCAGCGTTACGACGCATAACAGTCTGCAACAAGCTAACAAGTCTCTTTGAGAACATGCCAGCGGTTGCGTCACCGTCGTAAACCAAAATGTTACGGTCAACACCAGCAGCAAGGAGTGTGTGCCATCCGTCGTCATTCATTTTCTTGACGAATCCGGCTTCCAGAACTTGCATAGCGCGACCAACAATGTCCCAACGAGCCTCACGCGCAAAGCGCAGCAAGTAGTCAATGCTACTTGTGATGCTGTAAGTTGGAATCATGACGTAATCGCCTTCGACCGATCTCTCAGGAACGCGACCATGACCCGGATTGGTGTAAGCAACATGCTCACCCTCAAGTCCGGGGCTAATGAGATCCAATGGATACTCAGTACTTCCTCCCGGCTCGACTTGAATGGTCTCAAAAATATCTCCAAGGATATTTCCAACCAAAACGCCTTTACGCAGAGGAAGCTCCAAAGCTTGTGCAAACTCTCTTTGAGCGGCAAAAGCTACATTTTGATCATTATCACCAGAGCGGCGAAGCAATGTGATAAACTCTTCACTTGGTCTTTCTTTATATGACATTGTATTTATCTCCTGTTAGGTTAATGTTCAGCTAAGGCCGTGATTAGGAAGGTTGATGTAAACTTTAACGTAACCGTCTGCGTCTTTGTTAGACATGAAACGACCAATAGCCAAGTTTCCAGATGCCTGTGCAGTACTAGCATCGGTACGGATGTTACCTTTCGTTGCAGAATCTGCATAAGCTACTTTCCCCGGAACTGGTGTGCCGGTAATTTTATCTGTCACAACCCAACCGCGAGTCATAATAGTAACCTTTCCACCTTTTTGAACTTCATCTTTATGCTGGTTAAGATGGGTTCTTGTGAGGTCTTTGTTTACAACGTCATTCAACAGAATTCCTACAGGAACGTCTGTTGCTGCTGCTGTCTTATACTTAACTTTATTTGCACCTTGGTCCATTGCTGCACCAGAAGCAAGCGCTGCATCTAGAACAACAACGCCGCCACGGGTGGCAGTATCGTCATCATAGAAGAAGCTAATGTCTGTTGATTCTTCGTATCTATCTGCTTTAAGAGCCATAGTTTAATCTCCTATTTAATTATTTTTGTGAGAATACGTTATTTGAAAGCCAATCCGCGATACCTGCGCGAGTTGACTCAAGCTGGTCATCAGAGCTTTCGGTTACAAGAGTAGCTTCAGATGTTTCTACTTCTTCAAAAGCTTCCGGTGTGATTTCCTCTGCTTCAGCTTCTTCGTCATCAGCTTTAGCTTCTTTTTCCTTTTTCTTTTCAAGTGCTTCTTTAAGCGCTGGAGGCATAGCAGCTTCTGCTTCGTCGTCTTTTTTCAAAGCTTTTGGCTTTTTTCCGTACATAGCAGCAACAGCCGAAAAAGCTTCGTCGTCAAGAGTTTCAAAAGCAGCAAGTGCTGCGTCTAGATCATCTTGATCAAATCCAGCCTCTACAAGAGCAGCTTTACGCTTCTCCATCTTTTCCTTTTTCTTCATGTCGTCCATGTCTTTCATGGCAACAGAAAGCTCTTCTTGTGACTTAGCAAGTGCGTCCTCAAGTTCAGCAACGCGAGCTTGACTGCTCTTGATGCTTTCCTCAAGTTCAGCAACGCTTGAGTCTTTTTCTTGAATTTCAGCTTCAAAAGCCTCTACCTTGGAAGCAAATTCTTTATCTTTTGCTTCTTCAATTTTAGCTTTAATAGCTTCGTTCTCAGCCTTAGCAGTAGCAAGTTCAGCGCGAACTTCTTCCAACTGCTTTTCTAGCAAATTATCTGACATATTGAATTCTCCTATATTAAAATCAGAATTGTCATCTAAATTGAAAGCAACACTCTTTAAAATAACACTTCTTGGATTCGCTGGTTTGGAGACAAGTCCTTTACCAGAAAAAGCAATGTTAGAAAGTGCGCGACCTAGTTTATAACCTTCATATTCTCCACTACCGCCGTAAGCTCTAAGGTGTTTTGTTAGGAAGGAAGATTCTTCGTCCCTTGCCAAAATTTTCTTGTCGCCGTTGGCGTTAGTTAACGCATAATCAAATCCGGCAAATAGACATTCCATAGAAACATACCATTTACCTTCTTCTATTTCAGAGATTATTTTCTCCATTCTCTCGCGATTTTCGTCACCAGTCCAGCTATTATATAGAACAGCTTGAGTGATGATATCAAAATCTTCAGGCATTTCTGAGTCATCAGCTACAGCCTTACCATCTTTTGTTAAAACATAACTACCAGTAATATGCCCGATAATATCATTTTCATCGTGCATGAAATTGAACTGTTTGTCTTCAGGTGTGTTTCTAGCTGCCCAAGTAGCTTCTGGCATAAACACGTCGTCGTTTTTGTTCCAACCGCAAGATACCAATACCGACTCTAAATAATAGAGATCTATTTGGTCTTTATTTTCAGCTACTGCCTTTGCAACAATTTCTTCAGGAATTTCCTTTTGAACAGTTGCTTCAGAGCAGTACGCAACACTAGCCGTACTCTTTACGAGTTCGCCAATGCCGTCATTTATTTCGTTTTGGAATATTTTTATAGTCATAGTTTACCTCTAAAATAAATATACACTAAAAAAATTATTTTTATTAAAAGAGGCTATTTTTGGGCTAAGACATAATCTACATAGGCTGCCAAGGCTGACCTTTTATATTCTTCCATAGTCATATATTCTGTAGATATTTTATTCTTTTGTAGGTAATTTCCGAATGTATTTGGCATTTTTTTATTAGCATGTAGAACTTCTTTAAAGTTATCTTCAGTAATATTAGATAGTGGTTCTACATTTAAGAGCATATCTAGCTTAACTTTTTCCAGATCTGAAACTTGAGCTTTTGTTAAAGATCTCATGTTCTTCTTTTTGTTTATAGCTAGAAATGCTTTATTGAAGTTTTCAGATATCGTATCGTAGGCGGTAGCAGACCATAGTATAAGTTCTGCAACTCCGGGAGTAGATCTTGGCGTGTCAACCCTTTGTTTTCTTGGGCCTTCGTCCAGCTTGTTTGGCGGGCGACCGTTTGGATTTACAGGCTTTGACTGTTCTTTTCTTTCTGCAACCTTCTCGTTTATTTCCGCTTGTTTGTCCATCTTTTCTATCTCAAAACCTTTTTGTGGGTTATGGAAAGGGCTAGCTTTCTCAGGGAGTTTATCTGAGGTTCTTGCTTTGTCTTCTCTGCGCAGTCTCATTTTTTCTACGGAAGGAACTTCTTTGAACCTTTCAAGAACAGTTTCGTGAGATATGATATCCCTATCTGCAAGCTGAATTAGCAAGTTCTTTTCTGCGGACTCATCAGATAGGCTCATTTGATCATAAACAACGTGCGCTGGCTTTCTAAAGCCCATAGCTTTACGAACTAGTTCAAGCTCCCTTTCCCAAAACTTAGTTAATTGATCGCGACCATATTGCAGTCTTTCTACTAAGGTTTTCAAAGAAATGAAGTTGTTTGTAAATCCACCTCCATTATTAGCCATACCAGTAAGCGTTGGAGGTACGCCAAGTCCAGCGTATATACTATTAAGTACAGATGTATACTTTTCAGAACCCAAAAACTTATATACTTGACTATTAGACTCAGTATATGAAAGCTCTGGACCCCAAACTAACTCCATAGTACCGCCACCAGTATTACTCGCTAATACATTTCTCAGCTTGTTAATCGCAGTTTTATTTGGAAGAATTTTGTGATCAAGATTACCCAGTGTCCACAGTCTAATATTTGATATAGCACCATCTAGGGCAGACATATCGGCTAGTCTCATTTTTTCAAGCATTACGATATCGTCAAGAATAGCATAAACCAAAGGGTTTGCCCATCTTTGCCAATCGTCTTTTTTGTAATAGAATATGGACAATCTATCTTTTTCTAGGTCTATTTTCTTTTGACCGACCTTGATTGCTTGTTTTACATTTGGAGGCAATGTGTCTAACACATGTGCTGGAACAGAACCTTCTTTGAAATTATCTAAGAAAGCGCCAGAGTCTATTTCATAGTTTCTAACACCCAAGAACATATTGATATTACCATTCTTCATATCAATGTTTAGAGGGTTAAAGAAATTATATCTCCAAGGTATTTGGTTGCGCTCTATCTCCGGTAACTGTACGGTAATGTCGCTAGCCATAGATTTAATATATTTAGTAATATCTGGCGTTATGTTGGCATTACTTCTGTAAACTATAGTTTGACCAGTCCTGTATAGGTTGTTTAGGAATCTTTCTGATCTTTCTTTACCGTCAATCTTTTTAAACCACTGCTTGAAAAACTTTTCTACGCTTTCATTTTCGTGTACAATATTGATACCTTGGCAGCCAAAATCACCCATTAGGTCAATAATATTGCGTATAATTCCAACCTTATCGTAGGCATCCATGCACATCTTTATGATACGCTTCTGCTTGGTTGGGACTTGCTCTTCTGGCCTGAATGCATAGTAGTCTTGGTATGTAAAGGCAGGGCGAACTGAGCGATTTGGCTCTACATCAATAAAATCTCTATGGTATCGAGAGGCTTTTGATACGCCCTCGTATGCCTCCAGCGACCCAGAGAACTCCTCAAATGCATCTTTTTTGCTCTGTTGATTGCCTTCGTCCCAAGTTATTATATGATTGTCGCTCATTGTTTCTCCAAGCAATTGGAATGGAATTGGAATACATTTATATTATACACGTTAATAGACATCTTTCATAGAATTTGTAAACCAACTTGGACCTACATACATATTTTTTTCTTTATCTTTAGATTTAGTACCTGTAGCAAAGCCTCCATAAAAATTATACTCAGCTTGTTCTGGGGTTCTATCTATAATTCTAGCTGCCATATTAGCCATAAGTAGAGATGAGTACCTATCCTTTCTTTGTTTGCCTTTCTTACCAGTTCCAACAACGGTCTCTGGGGTATCCCACTTGTCCCTACCAGAAGCGGTTTGTGTCATTTGAATCATGGCAAGCTCGTCTTTTAGCTCTTCTATCTCCATTACGCACTGTTCTAGCGTGTCGAACAACCTTCCTTTTACAGCATCTTCTGCGCTAGATATACCAAGGCTAACAGAATCAAAACGTGGAAACAAAAGAGCTTTATCTTCAAAATCTTTTCTCATTCCATGATTTGCTTCAGCAAGCCATTCATGTTTTGCAAATTGACACATCTCTAATATATGTAAACCTTGCTCTCCATCTGTATCTTTAGGTTTATCTTCGTTGATAGTAGGCCAGATAGGTAATTCACCATCTTCTATCTTGTCTTTGTCGTGCAAGCCCTCCATAACGGCAATACCACCGCCTTGAGCATCCAGAGCTATGTGTGCGCATGGGAATAACTTCATAAGATCTCGTATTTTTCTAACGCAATAAGAATAAAAGTCAGTTTCTTTGGAGTAACCCCTTTTGACCTTTTCTTTATGTTCGCCCCTGTTTGTTGTCCAACAGTGAACAATTCTTCTATGGCCTTTATGTATCTCTAATACAACTATACTAAAGTTGTCTACCTCAGACGCAGGGTCAATACCAAATACATATTTCTTATCTTTATCACCCATTAATTTAGCTTCAAACACAATTGGTTCTTTATCTATGTTTAATATCGCCTCATTGTTGTCGTTACCTTCATTAGCTACACAAGACTCTATCAGCGTCCTCTTGAAGAAGCCCTGAGAATCGCGCGTAAAGCAAGCGCCAAACTCCATTTGATATATACCAGCGTGAACCGTTGCCTTTGATCTAGCGACCTGTGAGGCATCCATAAAGCCCTCTGGGAGTAATTCATAAGGTATACGAATAATAGAGTAATCTTTCCAGTTGAAGTCTTTAGGAGGGTCTTCACCAAAAATATCTCTAAGTCTAGCTTGTCGTCCTTGACTTTTAATTATAGCTTTCCACTTTTTCCAATAGTCAGCGAAATGGTTAAAGTCATAATATGCAGTACCACTCAGTATGATTTGGTTGTCCTTCTTTTCTATTGCATCTTCTGTAGCTTCTTCTATTTCTATTCCAAGCTCTGCTGCTTTTTTCCTTGCAGCAATTTTCTTAACGTTCTCAATAGGATCTGAACTAACCGCAGCGAAACCAGCGACAACTGTCTCAAATATATCTCGCGGGATTGATGCAAACTCATCAGATATAATATCATTAGCACGCTGACCTCTAATTTTTTGTCCGTCTCCCAGAGGAAGACAAGTAACACGGGATTTATTAATCCGCATAACACAACGGTCCACATCCCTACGTGGTCCACTACTCGCATCGCACATACTCCTTAAAATTGGTGCATTGTTCCAAATTGTTTCCATGTACTCAAATAGCACCTTAGATTGCCTAAAAGCAGCGCCTACAACAACCACTTTTCTTTCAGGTAAGATCAAGGCTCTAATCATAGAGTATAGAGATAATATAAATGATTTACCAAATCCACGACTTGCTATAAGCATAGGGAATTTTCTATTCCACATCTCACATAGAAATAAAGCCTGTGATGGTAGTATATTAATATTAAATACATGTTTACATAAAAAAGAGAAATATTCTGGCCTTGTCATTAGCCATATTAGGCGTAAATGATAGTCTTCGTCATTCAAAGAAACCATTTGGAAAGGATTTATTAGCTCGTCTTTATTTACATCGTCAAGGTTAAGCCAAGCTTCATCTATATTTTTTAAGTTACTCATTTGTAAATTCCATCGACAAACCCGTAATACACAGCTTCATCCGCTGTCATATACCAGTCACCGTTTCCTAATTTTCTTTTTATGTATGATTTTGTTTTAGATAAATTGTTTTGACGTTCTTTAAAATACTCTCCAGTTTTCTGGCATCTTTCTGCATAGATTTCTACCATCTGCTGCGCAGTGTACTTCTCAAAATCTGCAATGTTTTGCGCCGTTAAATAGTGTCCACTTATTTCGCTACTACCCCAATGAACCATAAACGCAGAATTATCAGTTATCAAACGTCTTGTTGCAGCCTGTATAATGACAGTACCCATAGAACACAACTGGCCGTATCCTATAAAGGTAGTTTTGCATTTACAGTTTTTTATAGCATCGTATATGCCCATACCAGAATACCAACAGCCACCTACTGTCTGCATATGTATAGTGATAGGATCTCTGCTTAAATTTTTTAGTATATTTATATTTTTAACAAAGTTTTGAAGCATTCTATGATCGACACCTCCAGTCTCTCCAGAATCATCAAACTCGTTTATGTATATCTCTCTATTCTTGACATCTATATTGTAAGTGTGGATTTCTCCAACGGTGTCCCGAAATGTTGTCATGGCTACTCCAGTGCATACTTTTCATTTATTCTTTTTAAAATACTAAGCACAGTCCATTTAGCGTTTTTCTTTGAGTCGCAGAATATAACATTTACATTATGATTTATTTGCATCTCCATAAGAAATCTTAACATATATTTATTTGTGACTCTAAGTTTTTTAATCTCACTGTTTGGTACATCTGAACCCTCTGGAAAGTCCATTAGGTCAGTTAGTGAAAATTCTAAGACTAGAAATTTATGAGGAAATTCTTTCATCCTTTCAATTTCTGCTTCAAATCTTTTCCTGCTTATGCCTACATTGTTAGCAAGCTCTACAACGCTAGCCTTCCTTTCTATACATACCTTGTCTTCAAGTCCTTCAATGCTATAATCACCAGTGTCTAGCTTTCTATTTACCATACCTTTACAGACATGGTATTTAGTCCTAGATGCTGCAAATGTATATCCTTGTTTTTCTCTTGTGTCTTTTATTATTGTAAAAGGTCTAATTTTAGCCATTGTTTTTTCTCACTATACTTTGAAATAATGATTGATAAATACTTTCGTGTCCTGTTACTTTTTTATGACACCAATAGCATAATGTAATACCATTATCAACATCAAATCTCAATGCAGAAGCGCTAGCCCATTTTTGTATGTGGTGTGCGTTCAAGCGTTTTTTACTTTTACATCCCGGCATTTGGCATTTAAAATCGTCCCTTTTGTATACTTTGATTCTCCAGTCTTTATAAACAGGATCGTTAAAGTCTCTTTTTGTCATGATAGATCGCTCATTACCATCATCTTAACAAGATCTTCAAAAGTGTGCTTGGGTGTCCAGCCTAGTTTTTCCTTGGCTTTTGAACAATCGCCTCTTAGGTAATCTACTTCTGCTGGTCTATAGAACTCTGGGTCCACAACAACAAGGTCTTCCCAATCGTGTATTCCAACAGAGTTAAAGGCTATGGATAAAAATTCTCTTACTGTGTGAGTTTCTCCCGTACAAATCACATAGTCATCTGGCTCATCCTGCTGTAGCATCATCCACATAGCTTCGCAGTAGTCCCCAGCAAAACCCCAGTCTCTGTATGCATCAAGGTTTCCAAGTCTTAGTTTTGGAAATTTCAATTCTTTTGTAATGTATATTTCATCATCATTGGTTGATAAGTCAGATAGTCTTTTTGGAGATACATCATTAGTGATACACCATTTAACAAAATCACCAATCCATTTAGTTATTTTTCTAGTAACGAAGTTTTCTCCACGTCTTGGGCCTTCGTGGTTAAACAATATACCTGCGCTAGCGTGTAGTCCGTAACCTTCTCTGTAAAGCCTAGTCATATAGTGTGCGGCACATTTAGATATCGCATAGGGACTTTGAGGAAGGAACTTTGTTTCTTCGTTTTGGTATTTACTTTCACTGGTCATGCCAACTTCAACGTCATAATTCTTTCCAAACATTTCACTGCTACTCGCTTGGTAAAATCTAGTGTTTGTCATTCCAAGGTCAGCTAGTCCTTGTAAGATGTTAAGACATCCCTTACCTGTTATATCCCAAGTCAGCGCGGGTTGTTTAAATGAAACGGCAACATGGCTTTGCGCAGCTAGGTTATATACTTCTGCGGCATCTTGGTGGTCTTTTAAAATATTTATTATAGAATGTGCGTCCGTTAGGTCTCCACTTACTATCGTTAGATTTTCATTGTCTAGAATATGGCGTATCCTAGATTTAGTATCTACGCTAACCCTTCTGGCAACTCCCACGACTTGATATTCTTTTTCTAGAAGTAGCTCTGCCAAATGGCTTCCGTCTTGTCCGGTGATTCCAAAAATGATTGCTTTTTTCATATTCCTAAAGTTCCTTAATTTTAATTTATTTCTAAGAGAAATACAATATTATTATGTGTGCTTAAATGTCCGATGGTCTCATAAGAATCCAGAAGCTTATGATGTAATGTTTCGCTGTGTGTTAATCTATTATAAATTCATCCAATTCAAAATTTGTTACTGGTCTAGTATGCCCGTCTGTCTGAAAAAACACTGGACCCTTCTTGGGTGTCAAAAATAACTCTTTTTGTGAGTCGTATGCTAGCTCCTTGTCGTGCCAGTTGGTTATATCTATTGATCTATCACACAGGTCTATATAATATTCGGCAGACTCGCGTGTTGGTATCAATATAGCGTGTGCAGCTAGTGAATTCTTAACTCTGTAGTAATCATCGTCGTAGTCTGTTAATTCAAGTCTTCCTTGTCCTGCGTTGTGAAGGCTTAGACCGAAGTATATTAATTTAGCATCTTTATTTAACTCTAGATCAAACGGAAAGTCGTCTAAAAGTTCAGCGTCATCTTCTAGTATTAAAAGTGGAAACTTGTTTGTGTCTATCGCAAGTTGTGCAGCTTGTCTATGTCCGCCCGAAACTATATTTACAGTTGCTCTGCCGTTTTGCTCTGGCACTGGTACTCTTTCGTATGAAAGTCCTATCTCCGTAAGTTTTTCTTCCATTCGGATTCTTTTATCGTTAAACGCTGGTCTTTCAGAGTTTATGTAGAATATAGTTAAATCAGAACACTTATTCATCGACAAGAACCTTTTCGCCACTTATGTTTATTAATTTGTTTTTATGTTGTCTTAATTGTTCCTTTATCTGTGAAGTGTCCAGAGTCATGCTCCTTGTGTATCCTATTCCAGATTTGTCACTAACCAAAAATGGAAACATTTCTGTTTTTACAATATGTGGCTCATTGTAGTGAAAATACTTGTTCAAGTAGCTCTCGTCATTCCACGGTGGTTCGTGGGGTATCTTTCTATCTTCTAGCTGCCACTCTCTGAGGAGCATACATAATCCTATAAATTTATTTTTCTTTCCGCCAAAGAAAGCGCCGTAGTAATACATCTGTGGTAAATCTGTATCTTCAGGTACATAAGCTTTGGAGGCTGGATTTCTATCAAATGGTTTTGAGTCTTTCATCCAGTCTCTATTTCCGTAATGCTCGCCTCCGACTAAATCGCCAATCAAATTAGACATATCAAAGCTGGAATTTACACTTGTGTCAGCGTCCAGATAGTAAATGTAATCAACGTCTTCGTTTTTTAATTTCATTATGTTTTTAAATTTAGAGTTTGTACCTTCAACCCAGTCGGCATGTTGGTCGTGGTAGTACTCTATGTCTATTTCGTCTTGAACGTAGTCACTTGGGTCTGTATCAGAAAAAAAGAAGAATTTTACTTGGTCTTCACCATTGTAAAAATGATGAAACCTTTTGATAAACTTTATTCCAAGAACAAAGTATGCGTTAGTAGCTACAATTGCTATTCCTATTTTTTTCATTAGTCCTTCACCGTGTCTGGAGTTAAAAACGGTTGGTCAACGGAATCGTCGGTGTATTTATGGAAAACGGACAGTCTTTCTTTTTCTTTTTCCATCGACATCCTCATTTTTTCCATCATTAGTCCATATTCTCTTGTTAACTCTGGGTTTGTAGCTAGATGCGCAAGCCAACTTGTAAAATTATGCTTGCTGTCCTCTAATCTTTTGACTCTTTGCTCTCTTGTTGCCTTCATTTCTTTGAGCATAGAGTTTTTCTTTGTTTGTAGCTCTCTGTAATCTTTATTTAGAGACTCCTGAGAGGCTTTGTAAGAGGCCACCTGTCTTTCCATGTTGAATATCGCGTCAGCATCTTGAGCTTCTCTAGAGTGCGATCTCTCAGCCTCTAGCATAACTTCCAGTCTTGATATCTCTTGTATGTTTGTCTTGTTACCCTCAAGAGATCTATTCATCAACAATTCTAATTTAATAAGGTCAACAACTTGCATTTCTTCTGTGGGTGTCACATCATCTTTGAATTGAGACACAACTCTAGACCAGTGATACTTAAACAACTGCAATTCTTCATCTGTAAATTGTTTTTTAAGCTCATTCCAGTATGGACGTATTGTTAATTCGTATTCTGCTTGCCGTTCTGGGTCGTGCGCGTCTAGCCACGAAGGATTTTTAAAATCACCACTAACAACTTTACGACGAATGAACTCAAGGACACTATCTGAGTCCCTGTTTAGCTGTTTTGCTATTTTTTCGTGTCCAGCTTCTAGATTTTCTTTTATGTAAGACTCTTCTTTTTTGGAGATCCTACCTTTCTTCAACGTATCCATAGTTTTCTAGGATCTCCTGTATTTTGTCCACTATTTCTTCTCGTCTAGACTTTGCAATATATACATCGTTTTGCATTTTAAGATAATCTAGCCTCATAGAAGCAGGTAATTCTTTATCCACTATATGAAATATTTGTTCTTTATCTATTTGGTCAAGCCAGTTGAGTCTTACGTCAATCCAGTGCTGCACACTGTTATCATTGTCAAGCTGGGCAGGCTGGTAAACCTTTGCCCTGTTTTCATCGCTGCAAGCCACAAAATGATTGTCCCTCACAAAGTTTTTTAGCCTGTTGCTCAAGTTAGCCGCCAAAAAGTTCTCAAGAGGCCGCTCTTCATCGTATCTCTCAAGAGCCTCTATGCAAATAATGGTAGCCTCCTGCACCATATCTCTTGAATCATAGCCATAAAAGGTGTATTTGGGAGCAGAGCGCTCGCATACCTTGCGGATAACCTCTGTAACCTCTTTTTCTGTCATATTAGATGGTATTTTCATTTTACTCCCATTTCCCCATTAGTAAAGGCCGCCAGTTCTTTCCGTCGTATCCTTCAAAACATTTCTTCCTCTTGTTGAACCTTATCATGCCTTGGGTGGGTTTTCGGGTACTTTTTAAAAGGAGGGACCATAGCTCTTGTTGGTCTATGGACTGGATTGTACCATTTAGACGGCCAAGCAGCGTGTGGTCTTGTAGCTCGACAGGAGAGGGGCAACCGGGGACTTCAGTAGCCAATATAGTATTAGGTGTAGAGAATAGGTCTCTATAGTCTTTTGGTATATATGTTTTTAAGAATAGTTTTTTATCTTCAGTAAATCTCATATACTTATATATGGGTCCATCTATAGAAGATAGTGGAGTAATTCTATTTAGACAGGGTGTGTCATCAACCGTTTGTATACAGCCAATGCCGCGCTCTATTTCAAGCTCGTTGTCTGGTTGGCGAATTATGTCTTTGTATTCAGTTAGTTCGTAAAAGAATAGCTCATCTTCTTGAAAATTTGCAAGAATGCAATTATCGGCTAGATGTTGAGCTACTCCTTGTACGGGGCAAGGCACATCTTTAAGAGCGGCAGCTTCAGATAGCCGCATGGTGTCTTTGCTGTAAGTGGCGCAGCAGAAGTAGTTATTTCTCGTCTTCGGGCTGTTTGTCATCCAATAGTTCCTGTAGGGGCTTGTCTTCCTTCTTAATTTCCTCGCATGTCTCTTTTTCAAGTGCGGCAGTTGCTTTGCAGCTAAGTTTGCAGCCGCATGTTTTTGTAACTTTACTCATTTGAATTCCTATGTGAATGGTATCTGTTTACATATATAATATACACAAAGACGGCTTTTTACATAAAAATCTTGAAATTTGGGCTACAAAAGGGTATTATTGGTAAATAAATGTGTCTACGGATACTTAGAATTGATAATTAGTATATAACGCTGTCACGTAAAAAATCTGTCCTGTTCGTGGCGCTTGGACGGTAGAAATACCAGATATAAAAAATTATTAAGGATGGTTAGGAGTTGGACTCAGGTGTTACCCGCGCCTGATACATTTGGCAGACGAACGGTTTTAGTAATAAAAAATTAAGTAAGAATTTATTTAATTGTGAGTTGATGGCTCTCACCCGAACCCCGAAGCAAGCGTCTGATTGGTGGCTCACTAATAAGTATCTAATATCCTTCCCGGTACTTGCTTGGTAGGATAAAAGCTAGGGGTTTATAAATACAGGAAATAATAATGGTTCAATCGCCTTGTACAAGACATTGCGGAGCGGTAGACGGGGTTTGTCATGGATGTGGCAGAACTATTCGTGAAATACGTATATGGAGCAAATGCGATGACAAAGAAAAGCAGCAAATCGTCACCGAAAGTAGTTTACGACTCAAACGTGTGCAAGCACTGCGGGACGAAGATATTTCTAAAGATAAGCAAAACTAAATATAAATGCGTCTTGTGTCGCGCCGTGAAAACTGATAGGGGCAAGTGATCCGAAAGGATTGGGTAATACATATACTTATATATGGATGATTGCGTATAAACCACCCCCACATATTTTATGTACATCACGGGCAAAAATCTACAAGATAAAACACCACCCCCCCTCGATGAACGTAAGTCCTTACATAGTAACAACTTATGTCGATTCTTCGCAAAACAAAAAACTTTGCAAAAACTTCTAGAATAACTGCACAAAGCTATTGACAAATGCCGATAAGTATGTATAATGGGAGACATAACAAACAACAACAAAAGGTAAAACAATGTTAACTAAAGAAGAAATCAAACTGGCAGTTGCCCACATGACCAAAGAGCAACTCATCGAGTTGGTCGCAGACCTCACCATCTCCGAGCAGGAGAAGCGAGAAGAATTGGACAAAATTTCTGGAATTGTCCGATAACGTGACCTAACGTGTCACACCCCTACCCGATAATACTTATATCAAACAACAACACTCCTTAAAGGAAACAACTATGAAAAGCTACAACATCACAATCATCGAACCTTGGTCTGGTCGCGAAGTACGTCATCTTGACGTTCCACAGTCTCAACTCAAAGACATCGACGGAGAGACTTGGTTCACTGGCTACAATGAAGCCATTGAGGTTATCACTGCCGAGCTTGTCAGTGAGGAATCACAAGCTGCCAAGGCAGCATACTTCGCAAAATGGGGTACAGCAAGTGAGTGAGCGAGACTGTGTCGCACTATGGTTAAAACATTTTAACTGCGAATGGAATAAAGAGCGAGCAGAAGAACAGAAGAATGACTTCTGGAAACGCTTGCCTAAATGGGACGGTGGTGCGTGTAATTATGGTAATTACGCAAACCAAGATCAAGACATTAGACTAGAAAAAAGCGTGGTGATTTGTGAATAAACTACTAAATACAATCTATGAGGAAATGGGCGTTGTGTGCCTATTGGGTGCATTGATCATCTACCCTCTTGCGTTTATGTTTGGCGTGTGTATACTAGCACATGCGTTATTACACTGGTATCCTTGGTGATTGGAGTTAATTATGTTTGGACATACAAATATTGTAGACCGTGTGGAAGATTGCGGTAATGGTTTGGGGTGGTCGATTATTGAATGGGTCGATGATTCTCTTTATGGTAACGATTATGAGTTTGCTGTATTGCGAGACGGTAGACCGTACTACGATTCTGGCGTTACAAGTGACGTTGTGCGCGGAGATTGGTCTATGATGGAAAAGTTGAAGTGCATGGTTACTGATCTGAATCCTGATCACCTTGCGTCGTAAGTCCTTTGGTGGCAACGACTTAGGTGGGTCGGGGCCGCCCCCCGGCGCCGTAAGTCCTTACGTGGCAACGACTTATGACTATTCCTGTCTTTTCTAAACTTTTCTGATAGAGATTGACCAGACTTGTCACACCGATGTGCGATAATATAAGTAACAAAGGAGATAAAGAAAAATGGAATTTATAATTTGCAGTGCAGCGGCTTTGGTAGTCTTTCAAGTTT